TTTAGTATCTGTCATGGTTTACCCTGTATAACTTTCTACAAAGTCTTGATTGTATCTGCAGCAACGACAATGTTTTTCTTTTGTTGTGTCATATCCTAAGTAATCTGTTATCTTGTACATGGTAGATCCATCCTCTCCTTGCCTAACACAATCTATAACATAACCACGTTTCCTCAACTCTGACACTCTAGCAGTTGGTTGTTTAGCTTTAGAAACACTTTCAAGTTCTTCTCTAGTATGCCACTCCCCATCAGATAACAGATCATAGATTGCTTTCATCTGACCATTCCATCTGTTGTAATCCTTTTCGTTTGCCTTGAAAGGATTGAGTTTTTCTAAGTTCATTTGTAATTGTTGTTCCATCATTCTATTTCTCCTTAAGTTTAGAATTGATTCCAAAGTTACTTGGACAGTTTATTTCCCTGCGATTTGGAATAGTTTTCCCCATCACAAGCATCACAAGGTAGTATAGTTTCTTCCTTGCATGGTCCATATTGTGGTCCATATATACATTCCTTATAGTTCCATACCTTTCTTATTTTGTTTTCTAGTCTGTAAAATTCTCCAAGAAATACAGGATACTTATCTCCATGTGGATCTAGTGTCTGCACTTTCTTTTGCAAATCTCTTAGAGGTTTACAGGCATGACTAATATCTTGTGGTATTGTTTTCACAAATGGTTCTACGTTAGCCATCCTGACATCTCATCTTTCTGATTACCTATGTTAGACCAAGTTCTTGGTGTGCCATTTGATCCATAGAATAGTTTACCCTCATTCATTCTAAGAGTATTGTTTATATGTTTGTCAGTTTTATCTAATGCCTCAGCTAATTCTTTAGCAGTCTGTGCAGGTTTGATTCTTAGTTGTTCTATAATCTGTTGTGCTACAGGCATCTGTGAGTTGACCAAGTCACTAGAACTTACATCTTCTGCATAGTATTTGATACCAGAATTAAAATCTATTCTGTAATTCAATGGTTCATGTAACTGACCATCATTAGCTTTGTCATGTCGCAATGCTACGAACACTTCGTTCTGTCCAGGTGTTTGGTCCTTGACTAATTCCCAATAGTTCCTCGCCTGATTCCACCATTGAGCCACACCTGATGGACCACGACCTGCATTGTCTTTAGGTTTGTGGGCAATAGTAAGTACAGTTACTCCCCAACTTGCACAAGCATTGAAGAATGGAATGACTGATTCTTCTGAATTAGTTTCTCCACCTACTGCCCTTGAAGCTGAGTCAATAATAACTAAACCTATTTCTTTTGAAGCTATCGTATCGTATAAATCAGAAGCAGCATCAGTAATAGGGGAGTACATTTTCTTGTACAATATCTTACCCTGTTCTATTTGCATACCTATTGATTCTACAAGTTGTCTTCTTCTTTGTGCCTGTGTATTTGCAGTAGACTCGTAGTCTAAAAACAAAGTAGCTTTAGGAGGTTGACCAGTATTCATACCTGGTAAACATGACTTGCCATAACTAAAAGATACTGCAACTGCCATTGCCAATAATGATTTTGTTGATCCACCATCGGCAGCAATTATGTTATGTTCGTTGGCTTCAACAAGAGGTGCAAGTGCGTAGACTGCAGGAGTAGGATTACTTACTTGTGCTAAGTCAGTAAGAGGCTCTCCTATCTCTATTGTTTTACTTACTGCTTCCTCAACTAAAGCTAACCTAGCATCCCAGTTTCTATCAGGTAATCTTTTGTTAAGACTCCTTATCTGTGACTCTGTGTGACTGGTAGAGTTTAGATTCCAACCCTTACCAGTCAGTAGATTCTGCACCTTGCTCTTCGCAGATCTCCTGTAAACCACAGTAAGTGTAGCTTGAAGATTCTTACCAGTTCTAGTTAGATGAGCAATCATAATTCTAATAATTTCTTTAGTTGTTTCATCTTGCCAAGTAAACATATGAGTACCAATAGTGTTCTTGGTGTACTCTGGCTCAGGAAAATCTTGTTCTCCTCTCGTTGGCATACCACTTGGTGTTTCTATTCCATGTTCTTCTGCTAATGCTTTTGCTGCATTGAATGGTGTGATTTCTTTTTCCATTCTATATTCCTTTCCATACATTCTTGTACTAATTTTATTACATCGCCTCCGATATTACATCTTCCAAAGCACCTCCAGGTTTGTGTTTCTGTCCACACAACAAACGATCTACCGAACTGTTCATCGTGTAATGGACACTTACCAGTTAGAGTATTACCCATGCCTTGCAAGTCAGTTATCATTTCAGCAACGTCTAAGATATTTACGTGGTTTTTAACTCTATCAAAAAAGCTACCACCAAATCCAGTTTTTTTTGTTTTTATTTCTCCCACCCTATCATTCGATACCCAAAACTCTGGTTGAGTTTCCCATTTAGGTATTGGGCAAGGTCTGATATTCCCCTCTAGTTTTGGTCCATGTTTCTTTATCATCTTCATTTCATAAAATGATAAGTGCAACCATCTTAATTGTGATAGTGTGTACTGTCCATGTGGACACTCCTCGCATGGATCTGCATGTTTCATTACGTCTATGAACGTAACTTTAGAATCATTATCCATAGTGAGAGGAACATCCGAACATTGTAAACATTTACTTACTCTAGTCATTGACTACTATCCCTGTTGTTCCCAACCATCTTCAGCTTGTGGCATTTCTCCACGCAACCTCTGGAATAATTCAATCAAACTCCAAGAGTTAAAGTCTTGAATATCATTGAAGTTTTCAAATGGTACACCTCCACTAGCAGATGCTACAAATCCATACAGCCAAGTTTTCATCGCCTCTTTATGTACTTCTTCTCCATACTCTTCTTTGAGTTTTCCACTAGTCAACATACTACCAAGTTGATTGAATGACATACCCCTGGCAGGTCTGCTTTGATCGTATCCACTATTCGTTGATGGTGCAGCAACTACTGGTTTCTCTAGGTCTGCAATATCAGACTTAGGTTTTATAACCGCAGATGCTTTATCATATTTGTTTACTGATAACCAATATCCATCTCCATTCTCTTTCGGTGTAGCTTTTAATTGAAAACTAAGTACATCTCCTGGGGATGGAAATTCTGATTCAGGTAAATCTACGTATGGGGGATCAACACTATCATCCCTTTTTTGCCATTTCCATTCCTCTTTGTTTGGATCTTCCTCAAAGATTACTCTAGGAGGTATATGATAAGGTTTACCAGTTTTTTTACTTATACCCTCTAATACTGGTTTCATTTCATGAACTGTTAGGTTTGTGAAGTTAAAGATTATATTGCCTAGTTTTCCTGTCTTAGGATCTCTTACCTCTGATTCATCGTGTGCTGCTTTGTATGGAAATATAGTTACACTTGCCATAATTTTTCTCCTTGCCTATATAGGTCTTTCTTTTTCTGGTTTTTGTTTTATGTTTATCCTTGGTACTTTAGGTATCAAGCATCTTTCTAGTTTCTCGGTTATCTCAGAGCCTTGCTTCCACAAAGACTTAGCTTTGTTTCCATTCACTCTCTCTGCTACAACTTTCTCAACTGTATGTTCTGGTACTATGAAGCTTTCCAACTCTTCAGCATTCATTGTTTCTCCAAACTCTGCTCTGAATCTGTTTGGATCATACTGCCTATCGGTCTTCAAGTCTGTCACAAAGTTAGAACTATCAAGTCTTGTTGCATTATCAGACTGCATTGCCTGGATTAGCACAGACTCCAAATAGTTTTTTCTTTCATACGTTACTTTCAATGCTTCATTGATAGTATGAAGTTCACTAACTACTTGTTCTAATTCTTCTTTATCCATATCATCCTTTCTTGGTAACAACATTGTTACTCATCAATCTTGTAATACTTCCCTCCCCCCTTTAAGGGGGGGAGTATTGTGTTACTCCATTAGTTTTTATAATTTTCTATAGCTATATCTAACGCATAATCTAAAGCAACTGCTTGTTCTTTGTTGATCATTGCAGAAAATATCTTTAGCTTCTGATGTGTTTCATCTTTCACATTAGCCACGTGCAGCTTTCCTGTCTTTGCTACCATAGTTTGTTCTCCTTTCTATGTGCAGTCATGCCCAGGTGTTCCCACCATCATGCAATGCACTACATTTTTTTTATCAACATCCAAGTTACAATCATCTTTGAATGGTACTTGCCCATTGTAAGAAGCTTTAGCTTGATCTCTCAGATGTCGTTGATACATATCATCTATCTCCTCCTCTGTTGGTTGTCTGAATATTTCTCTCATCTCTTTCACAAAGTCTGTTCCATAGTATTCTTCTATCTGATCCAAGATAAATCTTGAAACATCCTTGGGTGTGTAGATACCATCACTCTTGTTACAGATAATGTCTATCACTTTGTTTATGTCATGAACTTGTTTTGTCATTTCTTACTCCTTGTATTTATTAGTATAACATAATTACACATTATATCAAATCGTTATACATTGTTATTCAATCTTTTTTAGTATTTCCTTGCACAATTCTTGGGGTACTTTGCTACGTTCATAATTATTTTTCAATCCTTGTGTGCCAGTTCTTGATCCTCTTGGTGCAGCAACGTGGTCACAGTTTGGATTACCATTCTTGCATTGCGGTCTTGGTATCCAGGTTAGATTGTTGGTCCATATGTCTGTAGGTTTAGCTCTGTTTATTCCTATGCCATCAAAGTATTGACAGTACCAAACTGTATTCCTCATGAAATAAGTGTCAGACATTACAGACATTTTTCTTAACATACCTCTAGGATTTTCTATATAAAAGTATTTAGGTTGTAAAGATTTTATTATCTCAATAGTTTTTTCTACTATCTTTATTCCTATCTCTGCTTCTTTACTTTTTGGTGTAAGTGTTTCTCCCTCTCGTGTCCAATGACGATAAACACTAGCCACACTAAAGGTTGTGCAAGGTGGAGATGCCCATACAATATCTGGTCTTCCATATTCTGATAACATTTTCTCTACATCAAAATCAAATATGCTGCAGACCTGGTCTATCTTTTCAAAAGATTGTATGTCTGTGCAGTAACTTTCATAACCTAAATCCTCTGCAACTTTAGAAAAACTTCTTGATCCAGCAAACAACTCTAATACTTTCATAACTCATCCCTCAATATTTGGTATGCAACTGCAGCCTGTTTAGGTACAACTCCATTCCCTAGTATCTTTAGCTTAGAACTTCTAGCCAGTTCTCTTCCCAACCCATCAGCCACTCCACGAACTTTGGATTGAGTCTTGATTCTGGGTGCAAGGTCTGGTCTTTCTTCAATAACCTGTGTCCATCTTGGATCGTTAAATCCTGGGGGAAATTCCATTGGTCTTCTACTTGGTCTGTTAGCCCTTTCCCTTGACCTGTTTTTGTTAGCCCTGTCTTGCCCTTTATCCCATCTGCTGCCAATGGTGTTTTCCACATCAATGCCTGACCTGGTAGTAGGACTGTTCCATCCGATCTCGTTATGTACCCACTCGTTGTCGGTGTCTGCCACAGTTCTGCTGCCTTGCCCAATGACGCTGGTCTTTCTTTCACGTTTGCCGAAGAGTTTGGTGCTTCTGGCATGGTGTCTGGAGTGGGCCAAGATAAATACTCTTTCTCTCTGATGAGGTGCTCCAACTTCTTTAGCTTGTAGAGTAATCCATTTTGCATCATACCCCATCTCGGAAAGTCCTCCAATGACAACTTGGATACCTCCAAGAAAGAGACCTGAGACGTTCTCCAAGAACAACTCTCTTGGTCGTATCTCGCCAACCAATCTAGTGATGTCTTCCCATAACCATCTTTCGTCTTCTGTTCCCTCTCTTCTTCCTGCTCCGCTGAATGGCTGGCATGGGAATCCTCCAATGATTGCATCCACTTTTCCAACAAATGGTTTGCAATCGAGGGTGGAGGTATTGCTCCAAATAGGTGCTTGATCCAGTCGACCTGTTCGTATTTTTTCAACCAAAACTGCGGCGGCTTCAAAATCTCTTTCCACGTATAGGAGTGGGATAGCTTCTGGGTTACCTCTTCTATATCCAACGTCCAATCCTCCAGCTCCTGTGTAGAGTGAGATGTAGGTATGTATATCCACATTATTCCTTCTCTTTCTTTTCATTTGTTTATTCATTTGATTAGGTATGGGCATGGACTAAATGAATAAGAAAAAAAATCCATGCCCTGTAATATTATGTTTCGTCTTCGCAATCATTGCACCAGTAGTACATTCCCTTGCCACTCCCTCGGTCCTCAACTATCCAAGCTTCTAAGTTACTGCCTTTACAATGTACACAATAGATCATGAGTACACTCCTCCCATCTGCCAACTTCTTCAAGATAATCCTGGGAATCAAAGC